TTATACAAACCTGGATACCCTTCTGCATATGTAACACTATTAGGTATTACAGATCTAAAAAGAACTTTAAGTGAATCTCCAAACCATTTAACAATAGGAGTAGTTTGTGATCTAATTAAATCAAAATAAGGTGCATATATTGTATCACCTCCGTATATATTTGAATTTTGTGAAAATTGAGTAGGAGAAAAAGAAGATAATACAACATCAGTAGACCTTCCGTATCTATCTGATAATATTATTCCAACTTGGTAAGTTCTATTTTGTTTTACAGAATGATAAGGATATGCAACTTCAGCATATGAAGATCCTTTATCTACTGTAAAGTTTTTCCTAGATAATCTAATGTTATAATCTAAATTTTGTGGTGGAGTATGTTTATCTAAAAAATTGCCATATATAACTCTATTTCCACTTACAGATTGAGATTGAGCTCTAATAGGTGATACATCAAAAACTCTAACAACGTCAGCCTCTGGTAAAGTTCTGAAAGGTTTTTCTGAGTTATATTGATAATTATATATATTGGTAGAATTGCTAGTTATACTATTGTCAGTAACCGGTATAGTTGCTAAAACTTTTACTGCTAAACTGTCTGACTCATTATACAGTATATCTATTTCATCTATTTTTAATTTATTAGCAAGTTGATTTACAGCAAATGGAGTAGGTATATTTATTTCTACTCTATTTACAGAATTTTCAAAAAAAGATAATATACTACTTTCTATAATTTTATTAGTTTCACAATATCTAACAATATCAGGGTTATCATTTTCTGGATTTTCATTATCTACCAAATACCCTTGCTGCTTAGGAATAAAAGCAGGTTGAGTAAATGGAGATAATAAAGAATATTCTCCATCTTCAAACTTAAATCTATAAGCAAATCTAACAAATTTATCAGTTAAATAATTTTCATCGCCTGGAAAGCTACTTATAAATTGAGAATTTGGATCTGAAAAAAATAATTTACCACCTATAGTTACTGAATTAATTTCATCTCTAATCGCAGGTGTATTAGGGCTTATTTGACATGAAGTGCCAGCAGGTGAAACATTACTTATAGTAATATCAGACTTTATGTTTTTAGCAGTTAACTTCATGTTTTCTTTTACTTCACTACTAGGATCAGTAAATAATAATGAGGTTGAGTTTACACTACCAAAATTGGCCCATATAGTAGGTGACATATATCTGTCTGTTACATTTTTAGAATTAGCTTCGTATATTTCTACAGTTCCTGTAAGTGCTGGAGACAACTGTTGGTTTAATTTAAAAGTATTTGAACCAGTAGCAGATATTCTATAAGCTATACCATTTGCAGGTGCGATTTTTAAATATTGACCTGATCTTAATTTAGCACTGTCATTATTGGAAACTGTGTAAATTTCACTACCAGATGTTCCGCTACTACTAAGTATAGTAATTGTAAATGATTTATAAAGTTGTGGTGGTTGATAAGGATTATATTTAGTTACAGATATTTGATCTTCCGTGGTGTAATACGTAGAGCTAGTCGCGGCTTTTTTTACATTTATTTTTCTAGGTTGATTACGATTGTCTGTAAAAAATAATAAATCTTCAATAAGATCTACACCTGTAATTAAACTTCTTTTAGAAAAATTTAAAAACCTACCTTCAACTAAAGTTTCTAAGGCTCTGCTAGAAGGAGAGTTAAGATTATAGCTAAATATAGCACACTTTGATCCAAATGGCGCAAAATTATCTATTTTACTATCTGAAGTATCAGTGTAGTCAGTTGCAAATACGTAAATTATATTATTGCTAATATCTTCAAATTTTCCTATAACTTCTAAATCTGTATCACTAGACAAACTAAAATCAGATAATAATTCGTTTCCTAAAACATTTTCTATAGCACCTACATCGTCTCCTTCTGATCTACTTATATTAACGTTTTGAGCATCTCTATATTCACCTTTACTTATTAATCTATCGTCTAAGTCTTTATTCATTTTAGACTTTACAAATACATTCCTTGCTGTAGCCATTTAATTAATGTTTAATCCATTTAGATTTTCCTCGCATAACTTGAGTAAATGCTCCCATTTTTATATTACTTAATCTTATTTTAGCATTTCTTAATTTTGCTGATCTATCTCTTCTATATCTTTGTATTATATATTCAGGAACTTTTGGCCTTACGGCAGTTAATGAATATAATATATGAGCATACATTGCTTCTTCTGCGAGTTTAGGTATTTTAGTATCTTCATCGTAAGCTAATCCATCTGATATATATTGTAATATAATTATTTTATTAGCTAAATTACTGCTAAAAGCAAATACATTTCTTCTAGGATCTATAGTAAACCAACCATTTTTTTGACTAGTCTCAGGGTTTAAACCATATCTTTGGCCATAAACATTTTTCCACCAAACATTGCCATATACATCTCCTTCAGTAGTTTCACCTACTCCATCTCCATTTAAATTTCTTTGATTAACAGTTTTCCACCGTTCATTAGTTAAAGATTGCTGAGCATTTATATTTTCACCAAAATTATCTTGATAAGGTTCACCAGTATCATCTTGTATTGGAACTCTGTAAGGATTACTAGTCAACGTAGTTGGATATATAATATGCTTTACACCACTTTGGTCTACCCAAGATAACTCTACATAATTTACGTAATCTTGAGGTATTACTAAAGACAAACTTGGTGGAATAGTAAGCTCTTGTGATTTAGTACTTCTAAAAGTGTCATAGCTAAATTCTTGCAAACCTCTTTTAGCATGATACACCACATCACTTCTTTTTACTCTAGGAATTACTTTGTCAGTTCCTACATAAGCAACCATAAAATTATGTACTAAATCAGATAATGAAACAAATTGATAAGTTCCTTTATTATCATATATGGCTTGTGTTTTTAAAGCTAGTTTTATAACTTTATTACTAGGCACAATGTTATTTAAAGTAAAAGATACTTGTTGTGTTTGTACTCCGTTATTTACTGCTGTTGTTAAAACTGGTAAATTATTAAAACTAGAATCTATTTGCAATACATTATCTACAAATATTTCAAAATTATTATTAGCAGTTTGTGTTTGACCGCTGCTAAAAAGTAAACTAGGCATATTGCTAGGCCAATCAATTGTGTATGCTGCAGTTCCATTACCTTGCTTTAAAACTGAACCAGTATAGTATTCTGCTGCTGTTTGTGTTATTAGTCCCATGTTTTATCTTTTAGAGTTTACTTCTTCTTGTTGCTCAATTTGATTTGCTATACCTATTACTTGAGGATCTCGTATAACAACACCAGCATATTTTAATATACCTATAATTACTTCAGTTTGTTGTGATTCATCTATTTCAAAGTTTACAGATGCGCCGCCAATAATAGGTGAAAGACTAAAACCTGGACTACCGTCCCATACATAAGCTCCAGTTGTTTGATCTACACCATAAGCCCAAACAACATCATTAGGTTTTCTTATATAACTAAAGTGAACATCACTATTAGCTAATGCACCTGTATAAACTTCTTTAGGAGGATAAACAGTAACTTTATTTTGTTCGTATAATGCTATTGGAAATGTAGAACTTGGAGCTGTAAGCGGAGACATTGTTTGTCTTTTGTAATCTCTTTGTGTTACTAGTTCTATCATTGGAGCGTGTTTAACGCCAGTATAAAAAACAGTTCCTAGTCTGTGTACTGCTGGATTAGTAGGTAACGTATAAACATTAGGGCTAGAATGTGCTGAAGCAGATTTGTATTCTTCAAATACTTGAAACTCATCTCTTATATGTTCTAATCGGCTTGCGTATTCTTCATCTGTTTTTGGCCCTCGTAAATATTGATTATAGTCTTCAAAAAACTTTTCAAATACTTCTAGTTGAACTTGAGTAGCTAAACTGTTAAATTCGTAAGGAGTTAAATAACCTCTCTGTTCTTTGTTAAGTATATTTAAAACCGTTGTATATACAGTATTTACGTTTATTGCCATATTTATATATATTAAAAAGGCGGCCGCATAGCCGCCTTAATTATAATCACTTGTTATTTTAGTTTTTTCTGTATACTTTTATATACTTCTAAACCTTCATCTGTTTTAAACCAAGCCGCTAATGCAGAATAAGGATGTTCTTCAAATGGAACAGACATTAGTTTTTTACCATTGCTACCCCATTTAAATACACTATTTTTTTCGTCTAATACTAATATTCTAGCTTCTGTAGCTTTTATTCCGAAATTTCTTAGCTCTACATTTTCATCTTGAGCTAAATCTAAAAATAATTTAGGTTGTTGTTTAGCAAAGACTAATAAATCTCTTTTTAATTCTTTAGTAGATAATTCACTTACATTAGTTCCTTTTTCAACTCTAAGTATAGCTTCTGCTTTATCAATATCCATTTCATAAGCCATATTCATAGCTTGTATTTCTATTTCTAAATAATCATATTGATCTTCCGCTACTTCAGTTGCATCAAACTCTTCAAATATAATACCATTGTGTGGGTGCTTATTTAAAAACTCTTGTAAATTTCTTTTTCTTGCAGGAACTCTTAAATGACCTTTTTCAAATACTATATGCGCTAAAGTTAAACTTCCTTTTTGCTCATCAACAAAAATTGACTGATGATTTGTAGCATATCTTATTTCTCTTTCATAACCTACTTCTGGATCAAACCAAACTAAAGGATATTTTTGAGAATGTTTTGAAGGTATTGTATGTGTTAAAGGCATTTTATTCCTTAATAAATAATAATTTCTATCTTTATACTCCCAATTATCTTTTTTCTTTGGAGTCTTTTTTTCTTTTGTTTCCATAATATAATATAATATAATAATTAAAAAGACCCCGCCTAAGCGGGATCTTATTATTTTTTTGTTTAATGATTATGCTGATGGTGCTGCAACATCATTAATATCAAAACCACCATTAGCTTCAATAGCCGGTCCTTCTTGATTTCCTTGATACTTAACTAAAGCAGCTGCAACAGCTTCTTTAACTGAGTTTCTGTCCGAATCATTGGCTACTGTAATAGCTACTTTAGCTGTATCTCCAACATAAACTAAATCTAAAACGTCGTTACCGTCACCGTCTAGAATTAGTTTAATATTGTCAGCAGCAATAGTTTTAACTTCGCCAGTTTTAAGCGTCATTTTTAAATATCCCATAATTTCTAATCTTTAAATGTTAAACAATAATTAAGCTCCTTTGAATAACACAAAGTTATTAGCAGCTTGAGTTACTAAACATCTCTCAGATAAGAAACTTACAGTCATTGCATCTAAAGTGTCAGTGTATGCGCCACCAACAGATCCAACAATCCAAGACTTCATTCTTCGATCTTCAGTTTCAGAAGCTCTATATCTTACATGTAAGAAAGGACGTCTGATGTTTGATCCTAACATTTGATCGTATACTGTGGTAGTTCCAGCAGGTACTAATACACCATCGATTTCTTTGTCCATACCTCTTAATGACGCATCATTTAGATATTTCCAATCAGTTTTGTAGAAGTCATAAGAACCTCTTCTAAAACCAGAGAAACCAAAGTTAAGTGCCATATCACCGTCATTTTCAAATAAACCATAAGATACCGCTTGTGTAGAAGCATAAGCCCCATTTACAGCAGCAATCATATCGTCAAAATCTAAAGCAGTAGATCTTGATAAGAATAGCATGTTTTCTTCAATAGCACCTTGCTTGTCTAAGTTTTTGAGTATTTCATCAAAATCAGCTAAAGCACCAGCGCCAGGAGCAGCAGCTCCAGCAAAGCCAGAATATACATTACCTCTATTTTCAATAGCAGCAAATAAACCTTCAGAACCTTGTATTGTAGCATCTAAAGCAGCATTACCAGCTCCACCAAATTGATACTTTTCAGTACTAGTGTAACCTGTTACGCTCATATCTTCAGCTTCAACCATCGCCATTTCTAAGTAATCTTCAAATCTTAATCTTGTTTCAGATTCAGACTTTAAGTACCATAAATAACCTGATTGTCCTTCTTCAGTAGCAACTTCAACCCAACCAATTTGTGCAGTATCAGAACCATTTATTTGAAAGTTATCTTTCAAAATCATAGGTCTGTTAGCAAATTGAGTAAAGGTAGGCTCAACAGAACCTTCCATGCCGATAGCTCCTTTACCAAATTCAGAACCGTAAACAAATAAGTTTACTTTTCCAGCGCCTGTTAAAGCAGCATCTAATGTAGTTGTACCATATAACTTTATAAAAAGTTTGTTATTTGTACCTATATTACTACCGTGATTTCCAATAGCTTGAACTAAGGCTTTTTGTACTACTAATCCTGTAGCATCATCAGATAACAATATTGTTTGTCCAACTCTGATAGCTCCAGTTCTATCTGCAGCAGCAACATCGGGTAAAGCAATAGATAAATCTAATTCAATTTCAGCGTCAGCTCCAGTTTGAGAAGTACTATTAACACCTTTAGCTTTCTTATAAGCTACGTGTAATCTATTTTGTTCAGACCATATTACTTGATCTGATGTCATTGGCATTTCAGCGCCAACCATTCGTAAGAAACCAGAAATTGTTCTGTTTCCATATCTTTCCACCTCAGCAGCATATAACTCTGGTAAGTATTGCTGAGCAAACGTACCTCCACCAGTAGAACTATCAAAAGTTAGATAGTTGCTTGATAGAGCCATTTTTTGTTGAGCTGGAACAATTGAAGCGGGAAAAGACCCGCCAGTCGTAAAACTCATTTTTTATGTTTTAGTTGTTATTTTTTTAAATTTCAACTTAGAACTATCTACACCACTTATTGCTTTTACTCTTAAACCATTAATATAAACTTCACCACCTTGTTGAGGTCTAGCCTCTTGAGTTATGTTTTTAGATTTAGCAGCTATGTCACGCACAGCGTCAGCCTTACCTTGTTCGTAAAAATGATTTGCAATAGCATCAGCATTGCTAGCAGTATAAAAAGCTTTATGATAACCTTTTGCGTCTTCAATCGCACCATCTTTATTTAAGAACTTCTTAACAAAATCGTTTAAGTTAGATTGATCTTTAGCAATTTGTTCAGGATTATTTACTTTATATCTAAATTTCTTTTCACCAATGTTATATTCAAAACCTTTGAAATCTTGGTTTAAAGTATTTTTAGTTTGATTTAAAAATATATCCCTAACTTTACTTTGCTTTTCTTGTTCTTTGTTGTGTCTATTGAAAAAGTCAACAGCTTTTTGTTGTTCTGGAGTAAGCCCACTAGATTTCAACTTGATTTCTTTGTAGTACTTATTCTTTGTTTCTTCCAAAAAGTATTTGGCTTTAGCAATTTCTTCTTTATAAGCAAGCTTTTTCTTTTTTATTTCTCGCTCATCATCCACATCTTCATTAACTAAGAAATTATCTTCTATTATAAAAGAAATTTCTTCTTGATTTAAATGTGGCTTAGTAGTTTTATAATATTCATTGAGTAATGCTGCTTCATTTAATTTAGAATAATCTCTATTCAATCTAGCATAATCCTCTATAGTTCCACCTGTTTCTTTCATAAAGTCTATTAAACTTTGTATGTTTTCTGGTAAAACTTCTTTATTAATTTCTTCTTTAGTTTCTACAATTTGTTTTTCAATTGCTTCAACTTCTTTTATTTCATCTTCAGTTTCTGTAATCTCTTCTATTGGAATTACTTCTTCTTTTTCTTCTTGTTCGGAAGCTTGCTCAATAATTGGTTCGGATGTTCCTTCTTCCACTTTTTCCACATCATTGGCTTGTTGATTCTCATCCACACTTCCTGTGCTTTGCTCTGGAACGGCATCTGTTTCTGGTTTTTTACTTAAATCTACTTTAATACTTTCAACCTGCTCTTGGTTTATTAGTTTTTTAGGCTTTTTAATTTTAAGAGGTGCCTTCTCTTTATCTTGAATTGTTTCTGACATAATATAATATAATAGTTAATAATTGTTATCGCATATCAAATGCGCCTAACGTTAATCCATCAGGACCTTGTGTTTCTGTAAAATTTGTAGGCGGAGTATCATTTTTTCTTTGGCTAATCATTTCACTTTGTTGAGTTCCTGATATTCTTGTTCTTTTATCTTTTCGATCTTCAATCATCTGCTCTCTTTCTTTTTTATACTCTACATCTAGTTTTGCTAACTGCATATCATACTGAAATTTTAATTCCATCTCTTGCTTTTTCATTTGAGATTCTCTTTCAATTCTTTGTATGTTAAATTGAGATTTAGCTTGTTCTATTTGCACTTGAGTTTCAGCTAATGCTTGTTGCTTTTGCATTTCTGCAGTTGCCGCTTTTTCAGCTGTTTGCTGATTAGCTTGAGCTTGAGCTTGTATATTAGCTTGCTGAGCTTCTTTATCTTGTTTTTGTTTTGCTTTTCTTCTGTATTTTAAAAGTTGATTAGCTAAGGTTAAATTCTTAATTTGCCTTATATCTATAGCATCTTCTAAATATATAGAATTAGTTTTTAAAGCTATTTGAATGTTTTCTTCTAGTTTTGCTTTTTCTTCTTCTTCTGGTTCTAATTGTAAAAACACACCAAAGTCGTGAGTAGTAACTGTAGCTAGTTCATCTAAAGTACCCACATTATATTCTGATATACTATTTTGTAAAGCTTGTCTTGTAAATGGATACTGAAGAGAATCAGCTATTCTTAATGATATATTTTCACAAGTTTTTAAAGTTAAATATAATTGAGCTTGTAGTATATGTCTAGTTGCTACATTTGATTGAGCAGCCGCTAACTTTTGTAAACCTACTAAAGCATTTTTATCTGGCAAGCTTCCATCTCTAGCTTCATTTAAACCGGTTACATCTCTTATCATTTGAAGATAATATTGATAAGTCTGTATTAAAGAATTTATTTTACCGCCACCATTGCCTGTTTGTAATTCTTGTATAGGTACTTTGCCTCTATTAGGATCACCATCTTGAGTTAATGATCTACCAACTATACTACCAGTTTGAAAATACATGTTTAAAGCTTCAGCAGGATTGTAGTTTGTACCATTACCTAAGTCAACTTCTGCTAAACCATCCATATCTAAAAATACTCCATCAGGGACCATTCTAGACAGCACCTGTTGTATCTTTAAATGTGTTAACTGTATAGTATCTGCAAAACCTGTTATTCTTTTAACTAAAGAATTTATTCTTCCTTTATAAATTTTAGGAGCGCATATGTTGTAATTCATATTTACTTTTACAAGATCACTAGTAGGTCTTGTCATGTTTTTAGCCATTTCCCATCTTAGCATTAAAGGATGTCCTAATATTTTAGCTCCACTATACAATACTTCTATAGATCTTGTTACTACATCAAAATTATCTGTAGTAGGAGGATTAAAAGTGTCTGGTTTTTCTAATGCTTTTTCTAAACCAAACGCATTTCTTTTAACTTTAAATACTTGATCATGATATGTTTTGTATTCAAAGTATAGTACTTGTACTGTTAGATTATCATATCTACCACTCCAGTTTCTTAAATATTCAGGATTGCCTGGATATTCTTGTATTCTTATTAATTCTTCGTCTGTTAAATGAGGAAATTGTTTTTTAATATCAGCTAAAGATACAGATTTTACTTCGCCAACATAATATAAATCTTCAAAGTTTGGATCATCAGTATACGAATAAACTAAATTTGCAGGATCTACATAGTCTACAGTAATACCTTCAGCTTCATTCCAACAAGTTTTAACACAACCAATACCTAACACAGTTAAGTCTTGCGCTAATCTTCTACTTGTTAATTCAAATTTATTTTTATCTAATACAAAGTTTATAGCTTCTTCTTCAGCTACTTCTACAGACTGTTTGAAATCCATTTGCAAATGAACAGCTAATTCTTCTTTGTCTTGAGGAGCTTTGTCTGGGTCAGGTGAACTAAAACCATTTACGCCTAGTATTTGTTCTGCTTCTTTTAAAAAATCTTTAGCAACTATATCTGTCATCAAACCAGTTGCATACTCTGTTCTTTGTCTTGAGCAAACAGGATCTTGGGCAAACGCTTGAATATCATAATTTTTTTGAGATATTCCATTTACTACTATATCAACAAATTTAGGTATAACAGGTACAGGTTTCCAGTCTAAATTTAAATATGATAAATCTCCATTTATAGCTAATTCATCTTTATACTTTTGCACGGGCTGCTCGCCTCTAGAGTATAATCTTAGCGTGTGAAATTCATTATAATTAACAGCATAGCCTGGATTATTATAACCACCCATTCTGTAGTTTCTAAACCACTCACCTTCTATTGCTCTACCTACAGCAAGGCCGTATTCTAAAGTAGCTTTTTCTTCTGCAGGTACAACCTGATCAGGAAATGAACTATTGCTTGTATACTGTATTTGCATGTAATTATTTTATTATTTTTGAAATACTACCTTCATTGTTGTATCTTTTAAAACCTAAACTATAAGATTTTAAATTTCTTTTTGGTACTGGTCTATATTTATTTTTATTACAAGCCATTATAGCTAAACCAGAACTTATAGTAGCATCATATTTAGTCCTATTATTTATATTAAACTTTGCCCAGTCTTCTAATGTTCTTTGAAAATACATATTACCAAAACCATCATTACACATACCTACGTTACTATCTATAAAAGTTTCTATTGCAGCAGCATGCGCTTGCTTAATATCTTCACTTGAATTAGGTATTCCACCTATTTCTTTTTCTGTAGTTGATAATTTATTCCAAACTTTATCTGGTCGGTTCATGCTAAAACCTCTATATCCTCTTCGCTTTAAATAATATAATAATCTAGGTTTATTATTTTCACAAAGTAATGGCATACTATAAAAGTGTAAAGCCATTAAAACATCTTCAAAGAATATTTCAGCAGTTTCAGGTCTAGATATATATTCTAAAAAAAAACTATTTGAAGGTGCATTTTCCATAGAAAATTTTGTTAATCCATGAAGTGCTCCTTTACTACCTCTGCCATCAACGGTACCACTAATATCGTAACTATCACATCCAAACGCGCCAATATGCTCATTACCAGGATATTTAATACCATCTTTATTTAATACATTATTTTGTAAATTATTTTGTGGTACCCAAGAAATTAAAAATCTACCATTATTATTAGGTAAAAATAAAACTTTAGTATCTTTAATTCCATTTGCCCATTGGAAATTACCTTGAGTTATATTTGCTCTGTTATTTAATTCTTCGTTATAATCTATTTGTTGATATATTCTAGTTAGATTAAATAATGCTTGCTTACTTTCATCTCTAAAAGCGTGAGCTTCTGTTCTTGGAAATTGCCTGTAATATTCATTTAAAGTATCTTGATCGTCTTTTAATCCTTCTACTTCGTTTTTCCAATGCTGGATAACTCCTGTGTCAATTTCAAAGCCGTCAATTCCTTTGATTGGATCTTGTTCTCTAACGAATACAGGTGATCCGAAAGTATCAATGAATCCTTCGTAGTTCCACTCCATAGGTATGAACAAGCTATAGAGTCCAGAAGCTGTTTGTCCATTTCTATTTCTTTTCGTAACATCTGAAGCGTAGTATAAGTTTTTAAAGTTGTCTCCACCTTTGTCTAATGAGTTTGATGTTGAGCCCATCATACATTTACCTACAATTCTAGATCCTAGACGTAACGTAGTTTTTGTAACTCTCCAGTTGTTTAATATATTATCAGGACGTTCCCATTTACCACTTTCATCATGAGCTAATAACTTTAGCTTTTCACCATCATAAGAGTTGTCGCCTGTGTTTTTCCAGTCGATAGTTGTATCTAATCCTTGTAGTTCTAATTCTTTAATATTTTCTTGTAGCTTTCTACGAGTAAGCTTTGCGGCAGGAACTCTATAAGCCAGTTCAGTCTTTGGCCTGTCCATACCGTCTTGAATGGGTTTAAAAAAAAACGGGTAGTTAACTGATATGGGCACAACTTTATCCGTGAACATTTTTTTGGCATCAGCACCAGTTTTAGACAGTATGCCGAATCTAGAGTCGGAAGATATTGTAGCTTGATTGACCAATTCTCCTGACGCCATAAATGAAAATCCTGATCGTCTGTTTTTAAGGTAGCACATTCCATAACATCTGTTATCCGCCTTACAGGCTTCCCAGAATATAAAGAAAAATCTATTTGCTTCTCTATAATCAGGGGCTCCAACGTCGATTTTTGACCACTGCAAGTACATGTAATGAGAACCAGTAATATATACAAGATCGCCATTATTGTAGAAATGAAAACCTTGCTCTCTTCTTTTAAATTCTTCATCGATATATTCATACCATTTTTCTTTAAAATCTAAAGGAAGTTCTTCCCAGTCAAATCTAGTTTTTATTCTTTGTAGTTCTTTTGGGTAGTCAAACCTTTCCCAGCGTTGTTCCGCTTTAATATTGCTTCGTTTATACGGTTCATTTGCTGCTGGTAAAGCAATGCGGAGATTTTGTATTTCGATGATTTGTCCAATTGTTCCATTTTTACTAATTACAATAAAATCATAATCTTTATTATAACCATACTTCCATTTTTTATATCTATTATTTTTAGATAATATTTTAGAATTTACAACATCTTTTAATTCCTTCCACAAAGTTTGTTCGTAAATCATTTACTCCTCCCTTCTGCAAATCCTTTAAAGCTTTTTACTTGTTTTTTATTATCTTCACTTTTAATAATATTCTCCTCTTCTTCAATGCGTTGTAGTATTTCAAAAGCATCCATAATACAAAGCTTTTTAGTTGCCGCTGCATTTTTTAAACGATCAGCGGCTAGATCATCATTACCTGTTTCTGTGATAATTTTTTCTTCAGCTACTTTAATTAACTCATCTACGGCTTTACGCCCAGCTTGGATTATATTCTTTCTCGTCTCCTTTGTACTCATGGACTAAAGCTATATCATTTGATTTCATACAATAAAGTCGCTCATTATTTATTAAAAATTCAAACTCAGAGTTTGGTGTAAATGTAATAAGCGTACCAGGTGTTATTTTAAGAGCTTCTAAAGAGCTGTTACTATATTTAACTATACCTACATTAAGTTTTTCTTTAGAAGTGCTTAGAATGTTTTTATTTAAAATAGGTTTAACAAAACAATAATTTAGATGGCATTTATTATTATACATGTATATTTGATCAGGATGGCAAAAGTACAAGTCGTCTTTAAAATATGTAGAGCTATTTCTAATATTACCTTTTTGATCATACCATATTCTAAATAAATTATGATGAACATGCAATTTATCGCCGACTTTTATAGGTGAGCTATAAGCAGCTGGCACCGAAACAACAACTGCTTCTTTGCTCACAAATCGGTGGTTTTCTATAGTGGTATTAACAATAAGTGTTTTATCACCTATTTTTTTTTCATTATTATACCTTTTATTTAAAGGTTTAACAATAAAACTATATAAACTTTTCATTAATATTTTAAATCGTATTCTACTGCTATTGACATATTTTTGTTAAACTTCTTCCAAGGTAAAATTTCATTGTCTTTAGATATAAATATATTATAAGACTCGTCTTTTTCTTCATAAAGTATATCACTAATAATATGTCCTCCATACACTTCTTGACTCACTGAATAATGCATTGCATCATTTTTATAATCAGATCCTATACTAATCTTTCTTATTACCTTCGACATCTTCTTCTATTTTAGTATAGCTACCATCTTCAATGCTTATGTTTACATCACCATATTCTTTTTGAAGTACTTCTTTAAAATCTTGTATATCTTTATTTAGTTCTGCTAATTCGTGAAGCAACGCATGTTTTTGACTTTCTAAAAAACCTATTTTATTTAAATAATCACTTACTTTTTGTTGTTGATTTTGAATTGTTTTTAATTCTTTTTCTTTTATTTTCATTTGATTAAATTTAATTATTATTTGTTTTACTCTTCCGGGCCTGGATCTGGCTCTGTCCACTCTGGAGTAGCTAGCAACGCTAATGCTTGTTCATGATTTAAAGTTGAAATAGGATCTACTCTACCGTTAGTTATAAAACTAGGAGTTACTTGATATGAAAGCATAGCCTGTGTATTATCTATGTTTCTTCTCATAGTTTGCGAACTTGTAGTGTTTATCTGACTAAAATCAATTAAACTAGTCTGCGTATCTATATCTATCACTATATATGTCGTCATTTTTACTTATTTTTAAGGTATATCTGTTGATCTACCTGAGTTAGCTGGATTAGTTACGCCATCAGCGTAATCAGCCATATTAATACTATATGCGTTTTTATCACTATTACTCATATTACCTTTTAAATCTGCAATAGTTAAATTAGTTCCAATACCGTTTCCAGTAGAACCAGGTGCATTACCTACTATATTTTCTTGAATTAAATTTACGCCAGTTCCATCATTGCCGTTAATAACGTCTCTTGCTACTAAAACAGATCCATTGAAATAAGTGTAAGATTGATCCATTGACCACCACCCTGTGGGTGTTATTCTAAAATTACTTAGATCTTGAGTAACTTCGTTATTATAAATATTTAAAATATCATCTTCACTTAAAACAGAATTAAAAATCGAACAGTTAGACACTTGACCTAGATAATTATTTGAAAATGCATCAGAGGAATTTTTAAAAGCTCCAATAGTTACATTACTATATTCACGAGGTGTTGCAGGATTACCACCTGTAGCGTGATCTGTTAAAGCGTTTGTTGTTTGACTACCATTAAAGCTTGTAAAAGTTTGTAATTGCCCATTAACATAACATTGGATTTTTGAATTACTTGAATCTCTTGTCCATACAACATTGTACCAGTTCCCATCAATAAAGTTATTAGCATTTGCAAACCAGTACTGAAAGTTTGTAGTGCCAAATTCATAAGTTTGAATCGCTGGTCTTAAACCAGTGCCACCGCCGCCGCTACCGTTATACAATTGATTTATAGATCTATTTATACCACTAGTGTTGTTAGATTGAACGTTAAAAGGGACATATTTACCACCACTGGCATAACCTGAAGAGTTAGCTTTAACCCACACAGAAGTAGTAAAACTTGAATCAGAGATATCTAAAGTCGTTGTCATATAATCTAACGCGTCAAAATCTATACTATAACTACTAAACGGTTGTTTCTTAGTTAAATCACTTGTAACTAAATTAGTGGTGTTCATACCTACACTTTCGCCGTTTAATACAGAAACATTGTTGTTAACTAAACTTTGTTCGTTCATGTTAGAACCACCTTGATTATTTGTATTTAAAGTATTACCTGCTTTTTGTGTTACAAATGTGCTCGTTACAGATATAGAATTACCTGAAATTCCGCCTAATGTTCCATTGTTTCCATTACCACTTGAGTCATTAGCACCAGTAGATAAATTGTCTAATTTATACCAACATTTCATATTTGACGATTCTACAGCTGAAGTAAGAGGAGTGCCATTATTATAAAGCTCAGCTACTTGTCCACCGGCGGTATCACCTATAGAACTTACACTTCCATGTGTTAATGCAGTATCCCAAACTTGAACATTACTAATAAAACCAGGTCTTCCAGCGTTGCCTCCAAAATATAAACCATTACCATAAATGCCAGTTGAATCAGCCGCAGTTTTACCTATTGCTGGTTTCGAGTCTGTCGCTGTCTTTATTGGTGCAGCAGCTGAAGCTGTTCCTTGTCCAGCTAAAAGTCCATCTACAAATATTTTAACTGCATCAGTAGTAGTAGTACCATCCCAAAGTGCTAATACATGATGCCAAGTATTATCAGTTACTACTTGATTTGAAGTTTGAGTTACTGTAAATACGCTAGCTTGAGAGGAAGGCCTAACACCAAATCTCATTTTTGTCCAACCACTAGCCCATGCCTCACCAATGTCAAAAAACCAACAGCCATTGTTAGGTACATCTGTAGATTCATAGTTAGATATTACGGCTTGTTGTTGAGTATTATTTCTTTGTGTTTTTATCCAAGCAGAAACACATATTGCGTTAGTTACATTTACTGCTGCTCTTGGTATTTCTACAAATTGAAAATTATCTCTTGCTCCAAAATTAAAAGCATTATTATAAGTTGGCTGATAAACTTCATTTAACATTTCATAACTCAAACCTATAAACTTAGAAGAATTGTCAACTTTCCACCATCCTATTAAATCACTAGATTTTACAGCTGATGTAGCAGGCACGCCATTATTATAAACTTCTGCAACTTCACCAGTGGCTTTAGTTCCTACAGAAACACTTCCATCAGTTAAGTTATTAGTCCATATGCAAACATTACTTATTTTTCCTGGTATATTTGAACTTCCCCAAGGTGCTAATTCATTTTGAATATTAGAGCCATTACCGATTTGAGGTTTGTATTTCCATGAGATACTAGTTGGTGTTTGTAAACCACCTTCTGTTGTAGAACTATTAGCTTCATAAACACCATTAACGTATATTTTAATAGCATCTGCATTAGATGTTCCATCGTATGTTCCTAAAACGTGATACCATCTACCAGTCTGTAAAACAGTTGTAGAATCTGCGTATGCAGAATTACCGCCTTGATCAAACACTTGAAATCTAAATTTATTTGAATTGGCGGTTTTCCAAAGCGCCCATATTCTATCATCACCGGATCCATAATCATCGGCTACAATATATTGAGAACCTGCTTGACCATTCCATTGTATCCAAGCAGAAGCTGCAACTTTACCACTAGGATAGCTAAATGGTTCATAGGCTATTCTAACAAAACTTCTAGTAGATGCCCCAGAACCCGATCTTCTAAAATTAAAACTTTGTGGATATGCTGATCTATTATCTGGTATTTGCCAATCACCTACTGTATCAGCCTCCCAATTAGCTGATTGATTTAGTTTATACCAAACTTTAAGATTATTAGTTTGTGGTTGAGCACCTGTCATTAATGGTTGACCGTTGTTATATATAGTTTCTACTTCATTTGAAGAAAGATCTGTGTTCCAAAGTTGAATATTAGAAAGTTCACCATTAAAAGGATAACTTGCATTATCTCCTGCTACTCCTATATTATCTATAACTGTGGTCCAATTATTGTTAGTTAGTGTTTTGACACCATCATTATTTTGATTATTAACATAACAAACAGCGTCTTGTTCTGTTCTAACTATAACTATATTTGTCCAAACATTTAAAGCATTAACTAAAGTTCTAGTACTAGCGTTATTAAACGTAGTAGAACCACCATTAGCATTTGTAGCATATAAAATATCCCCACTAGAAGCTAATCTTACTATATAATTATACCATTGGTTATTATGGTTATTATTAAGTATAACTTGATTTCCTACCGCTGTTCTTTTAATCCAAAAAGATAATGTATTAGTTTTTCCTATATCTATCCCAGATGTAGTTATATAATCAGGACCATTTGAGTCAAAATTAAAAACACTATCTGCTGCAACTGAAATGTTAGGATAACCAGCTGTTGCGTTTGGATTTGAGTTGTCACCTAGTGGCCAATACGCTACAGGTTTTGCACCTGTTATAGCCATTGGGTTGTTTAAGTTGTATAAATATTCTATTTGATTTGTCGTGCCATTTGTACCATCTGTAAGTGCATAATTAAAAAAGCAAGCCTGAGCTATTTTGCCTTGCCATTGATTACTTGATCCAGCATTTGGACCTCGTAGCCTTCTTCCTATATTAAATGACCTAAGTTGCAATACAAAGTTAAGAGGAGGATTTATAGAACTTTGGTTTACTACTTCAGAATTATTTACAAAACACCTAACCTCTTGTGCTATAGTTCCACCTAATGTAAGATCAATTACAAAACATATATGATGCCAAGTGTCACCTGCGAGTAATGTGCTACTGTTTATAAATGCGTTATTGTTAGCTCTAAAATCTAATGATAATGTAGTTGTATCAGCTGTATAAGCTATATTAAAATTACCATCCCAAGTTCCATAAGCTTGAGAAACTATATTCATTTTACTTGATCCTGTACCTGAGTTAGGATTTACCCATACAGAAAAACTTACTTTTTTTGCATTATCTAAACCCGTATCTGTTTGCCAAGTGGTATTAGTACTAATAACATCAATTGTAGTAGGGCCAAACTCTAAACTATAATTACTTAACTTATCTTTGTTAGCGTTTCTTGGCATTCGCCATATTGGTGCAATATAATTTGTTCCCATAATTAATCTCCCATTCTGTACCAGGCAGCAGGCGCGCCTTCAGTTACTTGATTTAAGTCATACACTTTACCAGAGTTATTTGCTGTAGCGTTATATATGTCTTGAGCTGTAGTTTCTGAAAGAGTTTGATTCCATATAGCAACTTCATCTGCAAGCCCGTCATAATAATTAGAATCACTTGCTCCTTGAAAATTTGTAATATTACCAATAGTTAAAACTGGTCCTAAATAATAATTATTTGCAGTATTGTTAACTATAATCATTTCCATAGGAGTTGTAGTATTATTATAGTTTTCTCTTTGTCCATCTACATAAATTTTACATTTATTTAAAAATACACCACTCGAAGGTGATCCTGCGTCTTCCATTGTAAAAAGTACATGATGCCAATTACCATCCATTAAGTTTGTATTTCCATATCCACCACCTGAAGAATTAGCATCGCTTTGCTGATTAAGCCTAACTGCAATTTTACTTGTTCCAAGACCGTCATAACCTTTACTAAGACCCCATCCAGGATGACCTGTAGATCCAGTTATGTTACATACAAAACTATGCCAATAATTAGGGTTAGAATAGCTTTGACTATCTGGTTTTACCCAGCAAGAAATACTAACAGGTGAATTAACTCCTCTTTGTAAATTAGGCGTAGGTGTTTCAAAAGTAAGTTTAGTTGCGCTAGCTCCATCAAACTCCATACTAAAGTTATTATCAATAGTTATAGGCGATATTACCGATAGACTTTGTTGTGCTGATACGCCTTGAACAGTATATGTAATAGTGTAAGATCTAATAGCAGAAACGCTTAAATCTATTGTACCTGTAGATGAATTTATACTTAAACCTGATGGAGTAGATTCAAATGTACCTCCTTGAGTACCTGTAATTGTAGGCGTTGGATCAGATTCATCTTGCCTAAAACTACTTTTAGAATATGAAAATGCAGCACTTATTCCTTCACCTGTTTGTCCAGGTAAGTTACATATTTCAGGTATTGGAGAACCTATGCCTAAATACATCGCTTATTAATATAAAGCAATTATGTCATTATCTTGAAGTGAGCCACTGTCTGCTACAGCTGCTGTTATTTCTTTTACTAAAACAGGCATAAATGCACCAGCGTTAATGCTTTTAAAAGTAGCAGATTCACCACTTTCCATTTTAGCTGTTACTGAAGTCATTTTACTACCTATATATAAACAAGCTCCTCTTTGATCTGTCCCAGGTAAATCTATATTAGCTACTTTACCTATAAAAGCAGAAGGAAGCGAGTTTGAAAAAGTTTCCACACCTGGTTGAACATTGTTACCTAAAGAATAACCAGCTCCAAAAGGTTTAGCTGTATTCTGCCTAATTACTTCAAATCCGTTTATAGCGTTATTATTTGGAAAAGTATCGAAAAAATCATTGCCACTATCTTGTATTGTTATAGCTGCACCCATACCACTGTGATTAGGACAATAATAATGTAAAGTATTAGGCGCATTAGAAGGAACAGTAAAAGTTACAACTCTTTGGTATGCGGCAGTTAAATCGTTTTGAGTGACACCATTTGTATACTCAGATCCTCCAGGCGCGTGAGTTCCGTCACTAGTTTCCGAAAATTTTAACGGATGTCCAGCACCCATACTAGAACCATTAGATATTGCTTTTTGATAAAAAACATAAGTAGTTCCTCTATTTAAACTTATAGCAGGTTTTTCTTCTCCATTTAAATAAAACTTACCACCGTTAGCTTGAACATTTATAATGTTTTGTGTTTGTAGTGAAGTTACTTTTATTTTAGCTGCAGCTCCACTATTGTTTAAAG